TGAAGAAGTAGCTGCTTGAGCAGTTGTAGGTTTTGTCTTCTTAGTGCCAAAGCCAGCCTTAGATGGGCCTGAACGCTTTTTAACTTCGTCTGGATGTACTGCGTTATAAAGCATTGAACCTGCTGACACTGCTGCCAACGGGCCAAACCTAAGTAGGTTCTTACCGACTGAAGCTAACTTACCACCCTTTGTACTAGCTTTACTGCGCTGTCCACCTTTCTCTATAGTAGTCTTACTAGAGCCACCAATACGTTCACCAGCAGGGCCGACATTATTTGCATTAGGAGTTAGCGGCTTACCACGTGCGCCTCTTAAAGATTGCTTCATCTTAGAGTTGCCAGAGGTCTTACTAGGGGTAGTGTTAGGTTTAGCCTTAACTGTAGGCTTCTTAGCTTCAGTTTTTTTGACTTTAGGTTTCTTTAAAGATTTAGCAAGCTTTGATACTGGCTTCTTAACCGTAGGCTTCTTAACCGTAGGCTTCTTAACCGTAGGCTTCTTAACCGTAGGCTTCTTAACCGTAGGCTTCTTAACCGTAGGCTTCTTAACCGTAGGCTTCTTAGCTTCTGGCTTCTTAGCTTCTGGCTTCTTAACCGTAGGCTTCTTAGCTTCTGGCTTCTTAACCGTAGGCGGTTTACCCCTTGTGCTTTTAACCTTAGTCTTAGCTTCAGGCTTCTTAGCTTCAGGCTTCTTAGCAGTGGGTGGTTTACCCCTTGTGCTTTTAACCTTAGTCTTAGCTTTTTCTACGGTCTGACCTTTGCTATTAAACTTAGCAACTGTTCGACCTTTCCTAGCCTTTTTAAGTTCTGCTTCTAGTTCTTTAGCACCACCTTTAGCTTTCTTTCTTTCAGCGAGTTGTCTTTCTATATCAGCAATTATTCGCTTATCTTCTGCACTCAATGCTATTGCCATTACTGTTCACCGCCTTGTTGTTTCATCATACCTGCTGCAACTGGGCCTGTAGCTTTCTCAGCCATTGAGGACATCATTTGCTGCATCTGTTGTTGTTGAGCCTGTTGTTGCTCTTGGGCTTTCTGTTCTGGTGATTTCACCAAGCCAGTGGTGTCGATTCCTAAAGATGCTCCAAGACGGTCAATGTAATCATCTACGTTTAACTCACGCGCCAGCACTTCATTGCCTAGCGGTGCTAGCATCTGAAGTAACTGAGAGAGTTTGTTAAGGTCTTGACCACGGCCTAAAGCTTCCATACCAGTAACGATCTGAGGCTTAAGGGTGTTGTCGGGGAACTTAGGCATCTTGCCACTCTTCTCCATACGGGAGAGCAGTAGCTTGACTAAGGGATACTGAAACTCTTGGGAGAGTATTGAGTACACACCGCCTAATGCTGACTCAAGTTCTTGAGCCATGTAGCGCACTTCTTCTGCTGTCACTCGTTCTGCTTTACGCTGAACTGAGCTATTCATAAGGAAGGAGAAAGCAAGTCGTTCGGTAATCTCACGCGCTGTGTCTTGTGCTACTCGGAAGTCATTAAACTTCTGAAGTTGTAGTACAGACACATCGTTAGCATCACCTGCCGCTATGCCACCGTTAGGTGTGTTAGCTATGGTTCTTGCCTTGGTCGTACCGTTAGGTCGGACTAAGAATAGTACCTTTGCTGCGGCTGCTGAACCCTCGACAATAGCTTTAGTCAATGTCTCTAGTGAACTTAAGTCACCAATGAACTCTTCAACATAACCACGTCCATAGGATTCACCATCAATACGTACCATACGCAGTGACATAAAGGGTGACTTGTCTAAGGGGAATGAGCCTTGAGAGCTAGGTATAACTTGGCCCTCAACCTCTTGATGTACTTCCCACTTCTTATTGACACGCTTAACGCTTGTAAATAGATCAACAGACTTAAGCTGTGAGTCGCCAGTTGGTTTGGTCAGTAACTCTTGGACTTCTGTAGGAAGCATAAGGGGACTGACGGTTTCTTTGGTAATAATCTCTAGGACATTACCCATTGCGTCACGTTGGCAAACATAACGATCTAAACGAAATACACGAACACCACCATCTTTAGGCATGTGAACTAACACGTTACCTGAGACAATGAGTTGTTTTAAAGCCTCAAACACTGGGACACGAACTGCTGTAGCTTCTACTTCTTGCATGGCAGCGCGTTCTATCCGTGAGAGTGCTTCTTCTACTTTACCCCTAGCACCTTCACCACCCGCTAGACTCTGAAGATCAAAGTCATCAATAGTCAGGCGAAAGAAAGGTGAGTTAGGAGGTAATAAGGTCATCAATAACTTAGAACTTAAATTATTAACACCACGCGCACCAATGGATTGGAAGGGCGTATCGTAGTACGAAGAACCTGTATGACCTTCAGGGGGCATGAGCGTAGGTATGGTTAGTACGGCTGCTTCTCTTGCCCTATGTAAAAAAGGTGTACGATCACTTTCGAGTTGTGCATAGCGTTTAGCTGCTGCTCCTTGGGTTGGTAGCATAGCTAATCATTCTCTTTTGTTAAGTTGGAATATTTAAACCTGTGTTTCTGGATGAATAAGAAAGCCCAGCTAGGTTCCTAGTGGATTTTTTGCCTTTAGCCTTTATTTTTCTATTCATTGCTAACATGTTCTTTTGGTTGTTTACATCTCCAGTCCGTCCAGCACTACCACCAGCCAAAGTTGTATCTTGGCTTGAGCCGCCACCGCCACCACTGGAGTTGCCAATAGTTAAAGCAATTCTCTTTTTGGGTGAGGCAGCTTTAATAGATGCTGTACCTTCTTTAAAGCCCTGAGAGGGTGGGCCAGTGTTAGGCAATCCCTGAGTCTTTCCAAACTCTAGTAAACTCTGACGAGGTGCGTGTTTTTCACCCGACATTAAAGAATTAAAGACCCCTTTAAAGCTTGTGTCTTTGCCTGTGGTGGCTGATTGCTGACGTGCTAGTTCATTAAGACCTTCTGCACCTCTCTTACCTTGTTTAGCTAACTTTACTAATGCAGGGTTAGTTTCAGAGTTGGCTACACCTTTAATACGGTTTCCATCACCATCGGTGATATTAGAACGGGCCACACCGATTCCTTTAGCCTTTTGACTTGCTGTGTGTTTAGCACCTGCAATCTTGTTCTTAGCTATTGATTTGGGAGTTGGTGTGAACAAGTCTTTAAAGATGTTTTTCTTTGCTGGTTTAGCAGCTTTAGGTTTAGCAGCTTTAGGTTTAGCTACAGCTTTAACTGGGGCAGGTTTAGGTATAGTCACCTTAGCTAAGGGTTTTTGACCTTGTTCGTTAGGGCTAGCATATACAGGTTTAGCTACAGCTTTTGCTTTAGGTGCTTTTTTCTGACCTTGCTCGTTAGGGCTTGCGCTAATAATGTTTTTCTTTTTCTTTGCTGGCTTGTCGTCTTTATCACCACCGCCACTATCGTTGCTGCTATTGTCATTACCTGTTCCACACATACTAACTACCTCCCTTATTACTAGGTATGTTTAAACTAGGTGGGCTTGAGCCACCCATGTTCATACCTGAAGTAGACCTCATGTTGCGCACTCCACGCTTACCCTTGGCCCTTCGCTTACGCGCACTGCTGGGTGTCGTTTCCACATCTGAAAAGTCTAAGGTTGCTGGGGATTTAGCAGGTGCAGGTGCTGTTGGTGCTGGTTTGTTGGGACTACCGAATAAACACATTTATGGTTTACTCCTCATTATTAAAATCGTCTTCGGATAACTCTCTAAGTTTCTTAAGGACACTCCGCTGGCCTTGGAGAAACCGAAGTTCCTCTAGGCCGATCTTGCCTATTGGGATTTTGTCAGGGAATAGCTTGTCGAGAGTTGTGAGAAGTCCTTGGGATACACCCAAAGACGTGCCAAGTATGTTTTTCATAAGGCTTTACTGTAACGGTACGTTAAAGGAAAATAGACACATTTAGCGTTCATTCGCAATCCTCTTCGTACATAGTTAGTGCCTCTTCAAAACCTTCCCACGTATGCACCCCACAACTAGTGAGGCAGCTTAAAAACTCAGAGTCTTTTTCAACTGTGTTAAAATAATCCTCATCAACTGATATTAGTCTTCCCATATCGTGCCTCTTTGGTATAGCTGCATTGCTGTGTTTAAATCACAATTAAAACCGTCCATAATCTCTTCAAACAGAATCATGAACGTCATCTTCGGCAGTCCCAATCTTCTATACTTGCATGAGGAGAGATGCCTTGCTTAATACGATCTTTAGGTCGAGTGTCTTCCCCAAGGGGTACAGGAGACTTGTTAAATAAAGCCTCCCACCCTGAGTCATACAGGTCAGTTTTAGCCTTGGTGCGTATAGGTAAGCCAGTTACGTCACTTGTTGATGTTGTCACGGTTGTTTAACTCCTTAGTAATTAACTTTTCAATTTTGGCTACATCTCTAGCCGTTGAATAAAGGGAGTAGCGTATACGCCACCCCCAGTAGAATTTTTTAAAGTAATTTACAAACGTCATACGAGGTCAACGATTTCACAAGAGTCACCAGAACAAGCTAATGTCTGAGAACCTATGGTCGTGTCTTCTACTTCGTAGTTTGACAGCTTTGACCAATCAATAGCCTTGGGCATCAGCTTTAAGAACAACTCATACCTCTCCTTATCACACTGTTGGTAAGGGGCTTGCTGGTAGATGTGTTCTGAGTACGGTAAGAAGCTTACACCTGACATTTCATCAAAGTTCTTGTAAACGTAAGCACCCACTTCTAACCATTCGTCTGCAAGGACGTTGATGGTCACTGAGGGCTTGTGTTCACAATAATGACGTTGATACGCAAGCCAAGTATCTAGCTGCTGAATAGCCGTTGTGTTCTCAGTCAACACGGCTTGGTCTGGGGACTTCTGAGGAAAGCTAAACACTACTGTTGTGTCTGGCTGGTGGGCGCAAGGCTCCCAAGGAATCCCCTGATCTTTCATAAACTGCGTAAGGGGGTCATTGAAAGCACCGCGTACTGTACGAATGTAGTATTCGCTGTGACGCGCATGGATTCCTGAAGCAGAGTTAACTAACTGGCTGACTGTGCCACTAGGTTTGACTGCTGTGATTGCTGTGGATACTGCAATGCCTAACTTACCTGCCCACTCCTTGTTAACCTCTACTGAGACAGCGCGAAGACGCTCTAGTAGTCCCTGAAGATCAGGGTTAGCTGTAGTGGTTAAGGGGTTATCCATGATGCCAGTAAGTGACACACCAAGAAGACGTTCTTCGTTAGTGTTATCTTGCCAAACCTGACGTAGATACGGGAACTTAGTGTAGGTAGCTTGGAGAGTCCCAAGGATTGTAGCGACTGCGATCTTACGCTCAAGGTCTTGCTCAGTGTCAGTAGAGCGTATTACTACCTCGGTGAGATTGCAGAATTGATATGGGCGTAATATTATTTCCGAACACGGATTTGTTCCAAACTCATAGGTGGCATCACGCCTACCGTTTTTGGCTGCTTGGTTCTGTGCAGCTTGGCGGTTGAAGATACCTCGCTCACCTGTGCCTGACTCGACTAGACTTAACCACTCTCGCATGAATGAGGTGGAGTCTGGCTTGTCAGTATAGGCTACTGAGTTGTTCGCTAAGTTACGCTGTCCGTTTGCCTCCCAATACGCACCAGATTTAGCATGACGCATACGGTCATCACTGAGATTCGATAGGCTAATCATGGCTGATCTGCGGACACCGCCAACAACTACAACCTCACCGATTTTACACATGATGTCATGGCAGTGTAGGCTAGTTAGTTTCTCACCTGAAGCTTCCTTGAACTTGCTAACCACAAACTGAAACAAGTCAACCAAAGGTGCAGGGCCACTAGCACGACCACCAAAGGTCTTAAGCTTTGCACCTGCGGGACGCACTAAGGACACATCCCACTTAGGTATTATACCGCTATACAAGGAAGATATTAATGTACGTAGTGAGTACGCCCAACCTTCTTTAGAGTCAGGTACTACGATTGTCTCGTCTAAGTAAATAAGGTTCATTGGTACTTCTGGTAACTGGTTAACGTACTGACGTTCAACAGAAAACCCCACACCTGTACCACAAAGTAAAATGAACATGGCCTCATCAAAGCTGCGAATATCATCGACAGGTAAGTACGAACAGTTATAACCAGCCGTGTTGTCACGATCAAAGGCTTTGCCCGAACTCATCATGGCTCTCATGGAGGGCATCACGTCCAAATCTGTGATTGCTTCGCGGATTGCCATGACTGTTTCGTCATCCTTGATTTTAGGTAGCACTAAATTAGACACGTATCGGTCTACAGTCTCGCCCCAATTTTCTCGCCTATTTTCTGAATCAAGCCACTTGGCGTAGCGGCTGGTGTGGATGAAAGCTTGGTAGTCAGTGGGGAAGTAGTTGTTCATGCTTGGCGATATTCCTGTTCTAAGTCTTGAATTAATTTATTGATGTAATAGCGGCACTTCAGTAGGTCTTGCATCGGTGTGTCTTTATGGTTGTGTCTAGTTAAATACTTAATGACGTTGCCCTCGCAAAAGCTCATCTCATGTGCGCGTATGTAATCAATAGGCTCTATAGATGCGGTAGTGTAATGAGGTGGTGTGTTTATAAGGTCAACAGTAGGCTCAATGCGTTTCTTCATTTGGATGGTTCCTTATTGATAGGTGGTTGCCACAAAATAGGGGCATTGTCCCAAAGCTCTGCTGTGAGTATTCGGGCCATACGTGCGTTCAGTAGTGCTTCTGCTTCGTCACCTTTGTAAGCTTTTAGTACACCTTCCCAAAGACTCTCAGGGGTGCCTCGGTGCTTATCAATTAGCTTACGTGCTGTCACTTCACCCACACCTTTAACACCGTAGTAACCATCTGTTGGGTCGCCTTTGAGTGCTTGGGTAATGAAGTGTTCGTAAGCTTCTTCTTCAGAGATGTGGACAACTTCACCATCTTTCCAGATACGTGCATTGGGTATGGTCAGCATGTCTTTATCATCGGAGACAATGAGGTACTTGTCAGGGTCTTGGGTTGCTAAGATTCCCATGACATCATCAGCTTCAATGTTGTCTAAGATGACGTGGTTGTACTGCTCCTTAACGAAGTCAAGAAGCGTGTAGAGACACAAAGGTCTGCGAGTAGTCTTACGGTTAGCTTTATACTCAGGGTTAATGTCTTTGCGGTAGTTGGTTGGGCTAGAGATAGCCACTACCACTTCCTTTAAGCCTGTCTCTGCTTTTATTTGCTCGACCTTAGATACAAAGCCTTTGTTAACGTCATCTTCGTGACAATGGAGAGTCCACAGGCCGTCACCCCAGTGGGTAGGTTTTTCGAGTGCTGCGGCTATACGGTACGCAATTAGATCACCGTCTAATAGTAAGGTGGTACGGGACATCTGGACTCTCCAATTTAGTGGACTAATTTAAGTTCAAACTGCTTTTTCTCAGGCACTTCCTCATCATCTTCTTCACCGTACAAAGTGGTGGCAAGTTCCAAGTAGTGCATGAGTATTTCTTCCTCATTTACAATGTCCTGCACTGCGGCATAGACGGCTGCACCGTAGGCACTGTGTTCCATCGTGGGTTCACCATCACATTCACCTTTAAACTTCACTGACGTGCAATCACTGTTAAAGGTTATGATTAGCGATAGGTTTCCTGTTTCCATTGGGTTATTCCCTTCTAGTGTTTGTTAAGGACATTGACTGCCCCGTCTAAGTTAATTTTGAACCACTCATTTTTTCTATCGTCACAGACAAGTTCTAGTTCTTGGTGAACCTTAGTTTCTGTGTCATGCCGATTAGGTACGTCAATGTGGTGGTGGAGGATGTATGACCTGTACGGGTCACTGGTTTGGTAGCTACTAAGGCGGTCTTCAGCATCCACAGCTTTACCTACCTTGACCCATTCGGGCCATGCTGGATTCTTAATGACGTAGACACATCCGATTGTAGATTTTGGGTAGTTTTTTAGTGAACTAAAGGCAGCGTCATTGAATGACTTGTACCGCCCTGACTTCCATAAGGGGTGAGATTGGGGGATGTACTTATTATCCACAAACATACGCTTATGGTTCTTAGCGTTGTGTGACAGAACGGTTTGTCTCCCCACTGTAGTTTTACCTACATACCACCACTGCCCATATTCGTACACACAGTTCTTATTAGTGGGTATCTGCCCACGATCTTCCAATGTTGTATTCCGCATCTAGTCGAACTCCGAATTTGTAATAGTCACCTGTAAGACGCATAGCTTTTTGAGCAAGCTTTCCGAACACGTCACCTGTACCTTCTTTAACTAAGATTTGAATTTCATCGTGTACCCAAGCACATTGCTGGAACTCGACACCGTGGGTATAGCCCTGCTCCTTGCATAGCTGGTGGAAGGTAACGACCCATCTCTTTGCGAGAATTGCGCCACATGATTGCAATAAAGTATTTAAGGAGGCGTGTTGGTGGCGTACAGGAATCTTTCGACCATCCAATCCCTTAACACTGCCTAACTCAGCTTGTTTCTTTACGTCATCTTGGAGGTTCTTTAAGGCAGGTAAAGCTTCTAAGAACTTAGCCTTTAGGCGACTACCTTCCTTCTTACCTTTGCCAACTATGTTGCCTAGCTTCTCAACACCTGCCCCGTACAAAAATCCATACGCCCATGTTTTTGCAATCGACCTGTCAGTTAATCCCAAGGCTTCCATGTTGGTGGTGTGAATATCCCCATCAAGAATGATTTTGGCGTACTCCCCCTTGTCCCACTTCGCCATGTAGCTGGCTAAACATCTCAATTCGATGCCCGATTGGTCGGAGCCACATAGCTCCCAACCTTTAGGTGCGTAGAATAACTCTCGGCACTCTTTGCCGTACTCTGCTCTGTCACTAGGCACTTGCTGCACATTAGGTCTACTGGCTGTAGCACGTCCTGTGATTGCTCCTAGTGTGTTAGTGGAGTAGTGGATACGTCCGTTCTTAGATAGCTTGAGCCAACCATTCTTACCTTCCGCTAACTGACCGACACGTTTAACGAGCATCAGGTACTCCAAAAGCAAAGACGCTTCAGGAATAGAACCTTCAATCTCTTTTAAGGTAGTCTCATTG